AGGTATTTGTTGGTGACGCTGTATGTAGCCATGAGCGGATGCTCCGCTTCTGACTAGGCCAACGCGATTTTTTGGACTTGTGTTGCGTCTGCGATGAACGTTGATACGTACCCTGCGTACGAGAAATTGCGACCCAAAGTAGATGGCAACTCTACGGACATCAAGCCGCGAATCTGTTCGTAAAACTCGATCGCTTGTGCGCGTGCGACAACCATTGTGCCGGCTGCAAAGTTGCGGTCTGCGACAAGGTTCAAGCCAAATGGGTTGAATGTGTTTGCGACGGTTACGTTGGCTGATCCCATTGCGTTTACGCCCATTAATCCAGATACTCCTACGTATGGGAATACTGGTCGTTTGTCGTCGTCCAACTGTGCGCCCAATGCTTGCCACACGTTCGGGCTAACAAAGATGTGGTCTGGCAGGAAGTTTGTGTCAAGCAACATGTTGTAGGCGGCGGTGTAAATAGCCGAAACCAACGATGATGGGTTATTTGCTGTAACTGTCCACGTTGCGCCAGATGCTGTTGCTCCCGCAACGATTGCGTCGGCTGCGACGTTATCGCTCGCAATGAGATATTCGCCAAGTAAGTCATTGAGGATTATCTGCAAACTGGCTGGATCTGTGAAGTCGACGTCCTGAATGGAAAGCGTTACTTGTCCTGCCAATGTTGTTTTGCTAACCGAGTTGGAAGCGATAACCATTGTTGTTGCGGATGCTGCGGCGAGTTCGCTTGACTGTGCAGCGACGCTTGTGTGCGTAGTGATCGTTGGACGAATGAACGTCTTTGATGCTCCGCCGTTTGGCATTGCGCGTGCGCCGATTGCGTTAACAACTGGACGGATGAAGTTGAGGTCTTGGAAGACTGGGCCGAGGACTGGTACTGGCAACAAGCCGGGGGTGTCGGTGGTGAGGATGTCACCTGCGGCGGCTTCAAGTGCGGTCTGCTTTGACTTCATGTAGTCGTTGGTTGCGGCTGCAACGTTGCGGAATGTGTCTCCGCCGATGTGCATTGCTGCCATGTATTCGCCGGGGGTTGGAAGATCAAACTTGCGCTTCGGTACTGCTGGAAGAGAAGCGGTTGGAATGGTGGCTTCGATGACTGGTGCTGCTACTGATTCGGACATTGGGTTCTCCTGTTGAGGTTCTTGTTCTTCATTATTACTGATTTCTTCTTCGGGCTGGTGGATACTGGCCGCGACTTTGGTGATCTGTGCAAAGTCTCCAAATGCGCCGATGGGCACAAGCGATAATTCTTGCCAGATAGCAGACTCGATCACCATGGTTCCGTCTTCGTCGTACGAGAACTTAACCGGGTTGATCCCAACTGAGACTTGGTCAATAGTGCCGTCTGCGGCCATTATGAGCGCGTCATTTCCGAGAGATGTTGCGCTGATCTTGGCGGTGAAGAGCATTCCTTCTGGGGTGTCTACGCGCTCGGTGACAACGCCTACTGGCTGGGATGCGTCGTGGTACATGAAGAGTCGTGGGGCTTTGCCTTCGGTTGGGAGGGCGCCCGGCAATATCCGAACGGTAGTGCCATCCGAAACCGTGGCGTCAACGTTATACGGCGCCGCAATTCCTGAGATCGTTCGGCGTGGTGCGTCGCCTGCGGCGGCGTCAAGCGTAAAGTCTCCTGCAATTAGTTTGATCATCGGTTTGCTAATCCTTCTTGAGTGTTTTCTTGGATGGTTGGTTCGTCTGCTTTGTCGGCCATGTAGTTCTCTTCCAAATAGGACTCTGCGTCAAACTCAACGTAGGTTCCGCGTGGCAGAACTGAGTCCATGGATAGCGCGGCCGCGATTGCTTCTGCGTACATTTTGAGTCCAAAGATGTAAAGGTCGGCGCGCGCTTGCTGGGATGACTGGTAGGAATATGATCCGGTTGATACGCCTACAAGATACGGTGGGACATTGCAAAGGCGAGCGGCTTCAAGGGCGCTGTAGTTTGCTGATTCAATGAGAAGCATTTTGTCTGGGCTCATTGTTGTCGGTTCGTACGATAAGAACTCATTAAGCGCGGCTGTTTGATTGGTTGCGCGTGCAGCGTTAAACGACGCGGCAAGATCGGCTAGTTCTTGTGCGCTTAGCGGTTCGCCGCCAGTTTGTTTAAGTACGCCAGCAGGAATGCTGGAAGATGCGTTGCGTGTGCGCGCGTCGTTGATCTTTAATGCTGTCTCTACAACTTGTGTTCCTGAATAGATTAGTCCTTGCGTGGGGCTAAGAATCTGTACAAGGTTGTAAGGATCTATTTCGCCGCCCTGAAAGTAGACGGCCTTTGACGGTGCAAACCACACGGGGCCTGCCATGTCTTGAGTAGTGACGCTGCCGGCAGGAAGACGTGTGAATGATGCTGGGTATCCGTCGGCGGTGCGTGAAGTGATGTACCAGAATGCGCGGCCGAAGAAGAACAAGTCGTCAAACGTCCAACTCATTAAAAAGTTGTATGGCACTTCGGGGTCGGGTCGGCGCAACCATGATCGAGGAGCGGTGTAGATCTTCTCCATGTATTCGCCGTTCCATTGCTCCACGTAGGAGCGAAGCGGCATGCAGCCAATGACCGATGCCATCAGATCTCGCGAGCGATTTATTGCTGCAACTTGTACTGCACGGTTACGCGCTTCGCCTTCTTGATACGTGTAGTACTGGCCGATCATTGAGACGCCAGCATTGTTTGATGCGTAGTTAAGTCCTGCCCCTGCGGCTGCTGCTTTGGCAGGTGGCGGCGAGATAGCAGCCTTGCTTACTTTGCGATCAAATAATCCCATCCCTAGAGCATGACACACTTGACGCGTTTATGGTGGCAACCGCTCGGAGGCGTTTCCGATCCCGACGAAAGGTAGGGCTCACGAACGGTTGCCGATTGGATGTTAGTTGGGGACGATGACTAGTGAAGGCTTTTGGGTGACGCGATTTTGTGAGGCCAACGTTGCCGACCAGATTAGGGTGCGGCACAACTCGATCGGGCCGGGTGACTTTTGAGATGAGACGGCGATGGAGCCTTGGGTTCGGACTAGGACGGCGCGTTGGACGTGCTCGGAAAGCATGGCTTCTCCCGTGTGGACTAGCCGCATTTCGTGGATCATGTTTTTGACAACTGGCGTGTATTTTAAGATCTCGCCGTATCCGACGACTATTCGGCGGCGGTCAAACGTGGCGGAGTTGACTAGCACGTCGATTGTCGGTGAGAACGCAAACTTGACCGCTGGATCTTTGGCAATTTCTGCTAGGTGCTCCAATAGTTCTTTTTGTGTCTCGGCGGTAAAGGCCACGGAGTTGACGACTCGACCATCGGGCAATGAGACGGATCGGGTGGCGAAGTATCGGGTGTCGTCCATGGAGGCTTCTACGGCGACAACTCCGCCGGCAGGGACTTCTCCTTCGTAGAGCAAGTCGGGCCATAGGCCGTGTGGGATCCAAGAGTTAGCGGAGGCGACCCACATGTTTAGAGAGCCGCGCAAGAAGAGTGCTCGATCGGGGCCTTCGGATTCTTGGCGCAAAGTCTCAATTGTAAGGAAGTGTCCGATCGCTGGGTTGCCCCAATACCAAGACGATTCCGCGAGCGGATCCAATGATGGCTCTGGGCTCCATTCCCCGAAGTAGAACGAAGAAGGCTTTTTGAGATCGATGAGCCGAAGCGCGTTCTCTCTATGCCTGATAAATAATCGGCTCGCTTCCGTGCCGGCCGTGCTGAACATGGCCGTTAAAGGCGAACGCCTAGCGCGTTGAGCCGGCAAGAGTCCTGCTTCTACTTCGTCTGAGACGTCAAACAATTCGTCGATGATTGCCAAGTCAATTGTCATGCCGTGACCGACTGATGGCCGCGCGGCTTTGACATACCATTTTGAGCCGTCTGGCATTGTCGCTTGATAGCGGCCGTAGGACATAATGACTTTGGCGCCGCATCGCTTTTCTAGGATCGGGGCGATCTCCTCAAAGAGCATGCAAGCAAGATCGAGACGGTGCGACAGCGAGACGACTGTTTGTCGCTGGCCACGGATCTTTGGCATCTCAATTAGCCAGAACAGAATGAGCGCTTGGATGACTGTCGTCTTCCCGTTCTGACGGGCCACCGATACAAGACTCGATCGATGCACAAGATCCTGATCCGCATTGAAAGTAAGCATCTGATCCAATACGTGCATCTGCCAAGGGAGCATCGTGAGTCCAAGATATTCCTGGGCTATGTCCCCCACAATTGCCGCCCACGATCCGACTCCGTCTGGGCTGATCGTTTCCAGTCTCGGCCGGTCGTGCGCGATCGCCGCTGGTTCCGGCTGGTTCAGGCCGTTCTTGGTAAAGAGTTGGATGGGGCTCGGGGGCGTTTCACTTCTATACAAAAAACCGTTTTGAGTAACATTTCGTTTTTGTATTCTGATTGCGTCGTTTTTGTTTTTGTATGTTGCTCCGCGTGATGAGTTGCATGGTTTACAAGCCGGCACAAGTCCATCGGCGATGCTGCCTCCTGCGTCGTGCTCAACGAGGTGATCGGCCTCTGTTGCTTTATTCTTTTGGCACCAATGACACAATGGTTCATCGCGTAAGAGTTGATGCCTTGCGTCTTTGTAGGCCTTGGTGTCGTACTCGGAGCGTGCGCGTGTCATGCTCCCGCGCCTTCGGCTTGGGCTGACGCGGCGCAAGCGCCTTGTCCTCGCGAGTAGTAGTAGTTCATCATGTCGGGCTCGAGTCTGTTGAGTTGGGTTTGTTAACGGTATGTCAATGCCGGCACCATCAAGCCTAATGCGGTAATGCTCACCCACGGGATGCACTCACTCCGTACCCTTGCACTACCTAGCCGATTATGTTTACGGCTCGCTTCGTCGCTTTGCCTAACGCATTTCGGTTGCATGTTTTAGGACGCGACGATCTACCCACGTTGCCGTGTGTTACCAACTGCCGTGCGAATGGCTTAGGTCGTGAAACTTATGAAGTTATGAGAGGTTGCCTGAGATACTTTGCGATCCAGTCAAGATCCGCTGGCCTCCACACGTGGACAACTGCGCCTAGTTCAAGCGTGGTAATCCAACGGGATTGGAGCGGTGAGACTCGACCTTTCTCGCTCTTAAGTTCTGCGAATATAACACGCCCTTTAGGGTGCGCTAAGACAAGGTCGGGAAAGCCGTGATCGCCTAGTTCGTGAGTAGCCCAGATTCCACGTCGGTTCATAGCCGGCATCGGATGATGCACTAACCATCCTGCGCCTTTAGCAAGGTTGATCACGACCTTCTGGAAGTCTGATTCGGTCACAAGGCAGCCATGTACGTTTTGTCTGCAAGGTTTTTGATGGCCCAACGCACATACTGTTTTGCTTCGCGCTGATCTTCTTCAACCATTAAATTGTAAACAGCCTGTAACCGCTCAATGGCGCTAATCATTTCTTCTAGTGTCATGTTTTTCCCTGTTCAATAAGCACGTCGCGCTCCAATGTAAGAAATGTGATCTGGGCTTTAAGTTCGTCAATGCTGATCAGTAGGTCTTGGATCTGATAGTGCTGATCCCTGAGCCGTGCCGCATACGGGTCGGAAGCGTCAAACTTAATCATTTAAGTCGGTCTATCACCGTGGAGGCTTGTGCGCCTGTAAGCGTCTCTAGGACGACGTCTTGGACTCCTAGCGTGCCATGAATGAACTCCAGTAGGTCTAGGTCGTTAAGTTCTTTGCCGCGCGCTAGGGCCTTTAGGAATCCGATCTGTTTGGGTGTAGCGAATTGCCCAGACGAGGAGGCGTGGGTCTCATCCTTTGAGGGACTCCCCGTCCGGGACACTTTGGACATTTCTTCGCGTGACGGCCGTTTGCCATGTGTCGCGTAGCCGGCATTGGCCAATGCGCGGCCGATGCTTGATGTCTCACAATTCTCAATGTGCGCGGTCTTATTGACTGGCGATGAGCCACGGATTTCTTCTGCGTACCCTGTCGCCTTGGGCCATGTGTCAATGAACTCAAAGAACACTTCGGCACGAAAGATCACTTGATCGCCATCTTGCGCGATGAGCGCCGTGGCAATACGGCCGTTCGGGTGATCTGCCCAAAATCGGATGAGGCGATCTTCTACCGTTTCGTAGTTGCTTAGATCGAATGCCATGTCGGGTGTCCTTTAGTCGGTATAAGTGAGCGAATTGTACACGTTAAACGCGGCGCGAAGTTGATCTTCGGTTTGGAATGTGCGCGTCTCTAAGAACACTTCTACGGCCTTGGCAAGATCGTCGATTGCTGCTTTTTTGACGCTTGAGCGTGTTACCGCTGGGAAGTCGAGTCGCGTTGCGGCGCCGTGTTCGTCTCGATAGCCGTAGTGCATGTAGATCTGGGAGCCGTTGCGTTCGCGCTTTAATGCAAACACCCATCCGTCCTTATGCAGCGCTGAGAGTGCGCCCGAGATCTGGCCGTGATGAAGCCCAAGTTTGCCTGCTAACTCTTTCCACGTGTAGCCGACTTTGCAGCCTTGCAGCGCTTCCAATATTTGCTTTTGGCGTGACGCCGTGACGCCTGATGCGTCTTCGGAGATTGCGCGAGCCTTAGAAGTTTCTGAGCCGGCAACGTGGCCTGAGTGTCCGTTGTATGGGAGCGAAGGGTGGAATAGGTCGGTCATGAGTGGGCCTCCAATGCTTGAATTGCTTTGTCGAGTGTGGTGACGTCGTAGAGCGGCATCGGTACTTCTAACGTGAGCGAGTTACGAAGTGCGCGTAGGCGTCGAAGTAGTTCTGCGTGTGGATTTGGTGTAATGATTTCGTCGATGAACGCAAAAAGTTGTTTTCGCATTTCTTCGCTGATGCCGCTTTCGGGATAGGGCGCTTCGTTCACTTTGCAGTCCTCCAAGGATTCCAACCTGAGTTTAGGTATATGGCATGGGTAGCACGAAGTGCGATCGTGGCGTTAAAGAGATCGCTGCACTCGCTAAGAATGCCCTTCTCTTGAAGCCAGCCAATTGGCCATTGCGAATTAGGAAGGCACCAAAAGGAATTTATCTGGCTGATCCCGTAGGAGCCTCCTGGATCATTTGGGTTGAATGCATGGGCTAGGCAACGCGACTCGCGATGTAGCACAAGTTCAAGCGTGGATAATTGGTCGGCTGGGAAGCCAAGATCAAGGGCTAGTTGAAGCGCATCGTCACACGTGGCGATCGTCGTGATTGTGGTGGTTGTGATCGGGACTGATGCCGGCACGACAACCTCCACGGGTGGCATCTCAGAAGGCTCTGGGAGGCTCCTAGCAACGCCTAGGAACGCCGTAAGCGCCCATAGGCTACCGATAACGCTGATGATGATTTGTGGGGCTGTAATCATTGTTTCTCCAATTCGTAGGGTGGGCTCCATGAGTCGCCCGTGGCTGTCCTGAAGGACATACGGCCGGCTAGGTATTGCGCCTCGGATCCGCCGTTCATAAAGATCTGCACAAGGACTTCTTGGCCGTTGTCAAGAACTGTCTTGAGCACCAGATAGTCGAAGATTTGTGGATCGGTCATAGAATGGCCTTTCGTCGGTAATCCGACCTTAGCCAACACTTGCCTAATAGGGGTGGATTTCCCCGAATGCCTTTAAGAATGCGGCTTTGACGAAGATTGGGGAGTCTGCCGCTTGTGGTGTGATCTCGATGTGGAACCAGTCTCCGCCGGGTGCGCCCGTGACTGTTGGCTTGCTGTATTTGCTCCACGCTTGACGATCGCATTTCCACGCGCGGCCGAACGGCTGCGGGAAGTAGTCGATGATCATTTCTATTCCGAGATCGTTCGCATTAACGCAAAGCTTCTCGATCGCTTCTAGCGCGTCCTTACGATTAGCAAGTTTTTTGCTGGCGCTTGGACGATACGAGAGATCGACGGCGCGGCCCGTGGCATGTACCGAGAGTGTTTCTTTGCCGCGCATGTTACGAACGCCATAAGAGCCGTTATCCCAAAGAGCGCCTTGACCTAACCAGATAACTTCTTTAATGAAGGCGTCCATGCCGGCACGTCGTTTAGGTGATGCGCCGTCCGTGTTGCCCGTGTACGGCCTAGCGCCGACGATTGGGAGCGGTTGGGCTTTAGGCTTTGTCGTTTTTTTGGCGGCCATAGGAAGGATCTTTTGGGTTGAGCCATCGCAAGACGACGGGGGCGACTGATGCTATTGCGGCCGCAAGTAGATCCTTTGGATCGGTGTTGCCGGCAAGGTACAGCGCTAGAGATGCGCCGACCATTGATCGAGCATAAGAAGCGATCATTGCTTTGTCTTGTGGTTTCATGAGTGTCCTTCCATGTGTCCGTCTATTTTTTGTTCAATGCGGCCAAGTGAGCGTTGGACTTCGCCGTGGTCTTTGCGGTTTTCTTTTCTCATGGTGTGGATGAGAGCCACCAGAACGCTAAAACAGCCAGCCACAATAACGCCAATAATCTGCGCGCCCATCGCATTACGCCTCAGGCGTTGGGTCGGGCTGCGGTGACGGATCAGGTTGCGTAAAATCTTTTGTTTCGTAATCGTAGATAAAACCTATGCCTGCATAAGTTTTGTTAGGTAGATCATAAAATGTTTCAACCCATGTGCCGGGATAACGGTCAGGGTTTGCTTCTAAGTAATCGCGGTGAACTACAGCAACATTTGTGACAATGTTGTTGTCGTCAAGTTGTGCAAAATACTGATGATTTGTCATTATCTAAACCTCACATAAACGATTCCGCTTCCACCGTTTGCGCCCGAAACGCTGCCGCCACCGCCACCGCCGTTGCCGCTGTTTGCGGTTGCTGCTGAAGGTGAAGTGCTTACGCTTGCGCCTGCACCGCCAGCACATTTTGTCAAAGTAGAGCCGCCGATAAAGGTGGAAACATCTGTACCAGTTCCACCAGTTCCACCAGTGCTAGTTGATCCGTTACCGCCAACAGACGCATTTCCACCGCCGCCACCGCCACCGCTTGCTGCGCCAGATTCAAAAGCGTTACCACCAGCAAAACCGTAATTTGATAAAGCACCTGCGCCATTAGTTGCGCTTGCGGTGCTTCCACCACCACCACCGCTTGCGCCGCGTTGTGCTACGCCATACAAGTTTGTTCCGTATCGAGCACCTCCACCGCCGCCACCCGGTACAGCAAATGCGTCTATGCCTGATCCGATCAAAGATGTTAAACCGTTTGATCCTTCAATGCCGTTGCCTGCGTTGTAACCGCCGCCAGCACCGCCAGCACCAACTGTCACCGAAAATGTTGTAGCACTTAAAGACAATGTGCCGATCTTTATGCCGCCACCACCGCCACCACCAGCAAGGTTTGCACCACCACCACCACCACCGCCGATCACCATGACATCAAACAAACCTGCTTTGGTAACCGTCAAAGTCGCGTCACTTGTAAAACTAAGCAGCGTGTAATCTACGCCGCCAACCGTAATACTTGACGAACTACCGCCTGTTGCTGATCCATAATTGACACCGCCACCGCTAAAAAAAATAGCAGCACTAGCACTAGTAAAATAAAGCGTGCCACCCCCCCATTGTGCCAACGCTAAAGAGCCAGCGGTCGTGACCGTTGCCGTGCCAGCAGTAATCGTGCAAGTGCCGGCACCAATGTTCTGAATGAAGAGCGAGTCGCCAGCGGAAAAGAGCGAAGTGTTTACGGTAATCGTGGTCGCGCCAGCGGCGTTCATTTGTACGCGCTTGCCAGCGTCGCCAGCAACTAAAACATAACTGGCGGTCTGGGCGTTAATCGGTACGTTGAATGTCGAGTTTAACTGGGACGCGGTGAGGACTGCCCCGGCTACGAACGGATAAGGAGTAGTGGCCATATCGGTATATTACCCGAGCACGTTGTCTGCGTCGGTGATTCCGTAAATTAGGTCATCGAGTACCAATTCAAAGACGAGCGTTGTAGGGCTTGTAAATAGCGTTATACGGTGGCCGTCGCTGAGGGTGATCTGATGCTGGATGCCCTCAATGGCCAATTCTTGCGCTAATTGTGTTGTGGTATTGCCCGTGTTAAACGACTTTTCAATGCTAATAGTGTCGCCGATCTCAAGGACGGCCACGGTGTCACGTTGGGCATCGGACAGCATGAGAAAGGCTGTAGATACGTTTGTGTAGCGCGGCTCGGGTTCGCCTACGAGTAGGTAGTTGGCAAGGTCTAAGGCGGCCGTGTTGTTGTGCACTAGCGCGTCGGAGATTGAGTTTGTTTGAATAAAGTAGGTCGCTTGAGATGCCAGATCTTCGGCGATCTCTGGGCTAGTTGCGCCGGCATGGGTTACGGATGCGCGGTTGACGACTTGGTTTGCTTCGAAACTTATGCCTACCGCGTCAAATGAGATTGCTGTTCCGTCATCGTGGAAGGACGCAACGGGCGCGGAGAGTGTTGTTCCGATCCGATCTTGGAATGTGAACGTCCCGTCTCGCGCGACGAAGATTCTGCCTTGGACTGATTCGTTGATTTTGGCCATGTATGCGGCGACAGATGTTCCGTTGGGGACGGTGTAGGCAGAAGCTCCTCCGAGTAGGACGCTTGATGTCTCGATGTTGCGTTCGCCCGGCAATTGGAATGCGTTAACTTCTGGTAGGTCTAGGACGGCTTCTACGCGCACGTTGGCTAGTTCTTCGGAGACGTTGTATTCGTCCATGTATGTCTGCGAGAGGACATAGAAACGGTCGGCGCATTGGACGTTGACTTCGTCTAGGCCGCCAAGGTTGAAGTCGTAGGTGTAGTCAATAATGTAACCGTTGAAGAGTTCTTCGCCTTCGCGCGTGAGGATGACGTTTCGCATTGGGGCTAGTCCGGGTTGACCGTTTGCGGTGTCAAAGAACGGAGAGTCTTGGTTAAACGGGTTAAAGACTCCGCCGGCATAGCCGTCTAGGAGATTAAAGTTCATTGAGCCGGCTGTAAATTGGTCGCCGATGTCGCGGCGTCCGCGTGTGACGGTAATGTTTGTAGAGCCCTCGATCACGGATGCATACTGCGTCGTTCCGTTCAAGACGTATTCGGTGTTATTAAGGACGCCTTTGTCGGTGTCGTCTAGGACGAATGCGTTGACTAGGAAGCCTGTGTCAATAAGAAGATCGTAGGATCCCGATTGAACGATTGTGGCGGCCATTACGCGACTTGGATTTGTGCTGGGCCGTCTACGCGGTTCATCGCTTTTATGGCGTTAACAACTGCACGGCCGATGTCTGCCGATGTTGAGATGCCGCCCGTGATATTGACCGTAATGTTTTGTCCGCCTTGGTTCTTCATGCGGTCTAATGGGATGACGGCTTCTGGCCCCTTCTCGCCCACAATTGCCAAAGTTGGCGCCGTCACGATGCCTCCCGTGGCCATCATGCGGATTCCACCAATGCCACCAGTAACCGTTTCTTGCGCCTGACCGATACGGCCAAGGGATATCTCATTTAATGTCCCTACGTTGTCTACAAACGGGATGGCGTTGTATGCCTTAATAAGCACGTTGATTGCTTTGATCCACATGTTCGCCATGTTTTCAAATGCGCCAATGATAAAGTTGATGACTCCGTTAATGCCATCGCGAAACCATTCAAACTTTTTGTAAGCGGCCACAAGCGCTACAACCATGACGGCGATGCCGGCTGCAATAGCGGAGAACGGGTTGAGCGCCATTGCAAAGTTGACTGCCATGATTGAAACGGCGATAGCGCCGATCGTGCCGGCTATGGCTAAAAAGACGCCGGGGTTTGCTTGCGCCCAGTCTGCAAACTTTTGGATGACTGGGAGGACGGCTTCGAATGCTGGGAGTAGTGCGGCGCCGACTGATTCTTTGGTTTCGTCTAGCGAGTTTTTGAGGATCTTCATGCGGCCTGCGGCGGTTTCGGCGGCGGCGGCCGTGGCTCCTCCGAAGGTTCCGCCAAGGACATTCATTACGTCGTCGAGACTTGCGCCATCTTTGATCATTGCTTTGATCTCTGGGGAGAGTTGACCGAGGGCTTTGAAGTTGCCGCCGTAAGCCTTGGCAAGAGCATCGGATACGGTCGCTAGATCCTTACCAGAGCCTTGTGCGATGTCCTGAGCGAGCGCTAGGGCTTCGTTGGCTGTAGTGATGTCCTTAGTCCCTACAAGGAGCGCTTGGAAGGCTGGACGGAGTTCGGAGTCTGCCGTGCCGGACGCCCTCGACATCGCGGCAATGACCTTCTCTTGAGAAGCGACTTGTGCATCGGTTGCTCCCGTGACGTTTTGCATGACGAGCGCTAGGTTCGCTTGTTCGGCTGCGTCCTCCATTGCGGCCTGAGTTGCTCCTACAAGGGCTACGCCTAAGCCGGCAACGGCGGCGGCCGCTGGAAGTGCTGCTTTTTTGATTGCAAAGTTTGCTTTTTCGCCGAAGGTTTCAAGTTGCTTAAATTGGGCGATCGCTTTTTTGGCGCCCTTGGGATCGTATTCGCTGATGATTGGGAGGATGACGGCCATGAGTTACCTTGCGCTTAGATCGCGACTCAAGGCTTCGCCAACGCGGTCTACGATCCGCGCCATTTCCGTCTCAAGATCGCTCTTGTTTGCTTCGTACTGTTTCCACACTACTCGCGACGGATCGCCATACTTGGCTGTTAGCGCGGCGCCCATTTGATTACTTTTTGAAAAGTCGAAAAACGCGGCTGCGGCGCCGAGCCATTTAACGGCGAAGGTCGAGAGGTTGACTTTGCCGCCGAAGACTTCTTTGGGCGCTTTGGTGTTGATGTATGCCTTGACGGAATGGTCGGTTGGCCACGGGAAGACTTGGTATTGGCCACGTAGATTCCATTGGCGCTGCCAGCCTGAGAGCGGATAGTTGAGTGGGATTGCGGATTGGATGTCGGAGACGAGTCCAGCGGTGACGCGCTTGTAGTCCTTGGTGATGTCACGGCGAAGGACTTTGTCGATTTTGTTTAGATCCTTGAGCGCTTGACCAAGGCCGAACACTTCTATCCGTGCTTCAATGCCGCCGGCTGAGTCTCTCATTTGCGTCCTTTTTTGCTTTGGTCATTAAGGACTCTAATGATTGTTTGCAGGTCGCGCGCGTCAAACGAATCCGCATAGAACGTCGGAGCCCATCCCGTCGCGACTACCAGTTCGGCTAATTGCCGGCGGTAGCCGCGTCCGTAGGGTTTGGATCGGTTGCGTCCTCTGCTGCGATCTCGACGTCTGGGTTGTCCTTTAACCATTCGCGCCAAGTCGCTGGAAGTTTTTCGCCTTTGATGACGAGCAATGTGTGTACCCAACACGCTAAATCGGATGCGCCGATGCCGCGGCCGTCTGACACTCGGCGATTCTCTAGGCGTTCCCATTCGGCAATGACAAAGAGGTTTGTCGATAATTGTTCTTTGACTTCTCCGCGCGTGAGGCTGAGTTTGATTTTCATGGTTCTCCTTGTGTCGGGCCGAGGACGGCCGTGATTATGGGTTGGTTGTATCGGCTGAGTACGACCCGCCCATCAGAACTATGTCTATGGACTGAAGTTCTCCGAGGGATGCCGAAATCACAGGAAGGCTTTCGAGATAACAATTCGTTAGGGTAAACCCAGGATTCGTAGCCGAGTCGACTGCGTTAGTTGGTTTGACGATGACGGTTGTTTTGGTGCCGACCAATGGCGCGAGTGTTGCGTAAGTGGCGCTAGTTGCGTATGAAAGAAAAAGAGTTAACGTGCATTCGTTGTCTTCAAGGCCAGCCGTGAATGTGTTTGCTGTATCTCCGAAAACGGTGTCGTTTAGCGCGGTGACAGTACGGGTCAAAGTGGCGCTTGTGCACCATCCGGTGAGTGCCGTGGTTCCAACGGTGACGACTGGATTTGAGAGGATAGTTGAGGTTGCCATAATTGCTCCTTGAGTTGTGGTTTTAGTTTGACATAGATTCGGGCGCTAGGTGTGGATTACGCCGTTTGGACTTCGGTTGCAACGGTCAGTTCGTATGCCGGCAGGACGGATCCTCCAATGTCGACGTTTGTAGGGCGGCCTGAGATGATGCCGATGTTAAGCGCGTATACCTGAGCGAGCATGTTGAGTAGGGACTTTTGGGCGTCTAGGTTGCCGGGGCCGAGCGTCACGATTTGGAGTGTGAAGGTTAGTTTGGCGATGTTGTAGTTGTAGCCGTCGATCGAGTCAATGTTGACGAACACGCACGGAGGGACGATGTTGCGTGGATCGTTGACTACTTGGAGAGAAGGGACGGTCTGGAGTTTGGCGACTAGGTCGTCGTAGCCCTCATTGAATAGATCGGTGTAGGTCGGGACTGGCACTAGGCCACCTGCGGACGGTCAATGCCTAACAATTGGCGGATCATTCCATTGAGGCCCATGACTGGAGCGGTTCCCATTGACTGGAAAGATGCGAAAGAATCCATGGATCCGCGCTGACGGTAGAGCGCGCCGCCGTACATAATCGTTCCAAGTTTGACATCCTGAGATGGGACGGTCGTAAGAGAGTCGACATAGCCGGCTTCCATTCTTCGGCGCCAACAGAATTGATTGGTGCTGGCCGCGCAAATGGTGAGGAACGTAGCGTCGGCTGCTGTAGCGGTTCCGATCCCTAACCAGTCCTCGATGTCCGTGGCCGTGATCCATGTGCAAGTCGGGGTTGACGTCAAAGTTCCAGACGCTGCGGTTCGCTCGACATCGGCGGCCGTTTTTGCGTAGAGAACTTGGTTAGCGATTGGTACGTTGACGTCGTAGAGCAAGTCGCCTTCGGTGTCTACGCCCTCAAACAGATATTGCGGAAGAGCGCGGACTGTGTATGTGCCGTTAAATGTCGCGTCTACGCCTGCAACCGTGATCGACTGGCCGACCTCCAACTCCGTCGGGGTAAGAAGTTGAAGGACGGCAAAGTCGTCTATGAGGTACTTGTTAGTGACGCTGTATGTAGCCATGAGCGGATGCTCCGCTTCTGACTAGGCCAACGCGATTTTTTGGACTTGTGTTGCGTCTGCGATGAACGTTGATACGTACCCTGCGTACGAGAAATTGCGACCCAAA